CAAATCTTTCAGGCTTTGATTTAAAGCGTAGAATTATAAATTGGGAAACATCAAGCACTACCAATTTGTATTTAGTAAGAAACTCTGGGCTGGTAACTCAGCTATTTGCAAATGGAAAAGATTTGGGAAATGCAGAGTCTGGAAGCGCTGCAGTTAATGCTGATGAAGAATGGTATTATGATTCAGATTTAGATACAGTATATTATTTTGACCCTGGAACTAATCCCAATGATATGATTATGGAAGCAGGCGATGACTGGGCTACTATTAAAACAAGGTTTAGAAGAAAGGCCTCTAGATTCATAGAGTCAATGTTAGACTCCAGGATATCCAGGGAAATGCCTAGAAATAGGGAAGGCGAATATCCTGAGGTAATAGTTAGGATGACAGCTTTGAAAACAATAATATTTTTATTACAAGCCCATGACCCTAACAATGAATTTATATCGCCATTTCAAGAAGAATTTAACGAATTATTAGATGGTATTAGAAATGGACATATAGTATTAGACACACATTTATCTGGAGATAGCTCTAAAGGTGTTATAAGAAGGGTCAGCGTAAATACATCATCGACTTTATTTCCTATTCAGCTAAGAGGTCATTATATGGGGACAGGATACGATTTACTTAAAGTATATATAGATAGCGGAGAAGGTGGCTCTATAGGTACTGCAAGAATGACTGTTAAAGGTAAAAGCGATACAGCGCTAAAATCAGATATTTTAGTGGACTCTGAAATTATTACAGGAGACTTTCAATCTATAGATGGAGGTTTAGAGATAAGATGGAGTGCTGCAGTCGTAGATGGCTCAACGGATGTAGCGACAGCAGGAGATGAGTATGAAATAGAATTATATACGTCAGCTATGGATTCCACGATATCAAATGTAGGTAGTGTAGGTTTATCCAGGGGCGGCTTTGGTTACAGAAGACATAGAAGAAAAATTAGGAGACTTTAGTATGGCAAAAAAAATAAGCTGGTTGTATGGAGGAAAAAGATATTATGGTACATTTATTAGAGAAACTAAAACGCATAAGTTTGCTAGGACAGCTAGCGGTAAAATAAAAAAAATTAAAAAAAGGTAAATAAATGCCACTTACATTAAATACAAATTATGAAAATGTTTTTTATGACGTAGTGTTGGATGGCCTGCGAGATATTTTAATATCTGAGTATACGTATGGAAAGATTTATATATCGCCTAAAATAACCCACCAGGACCCTTTTAGCATAAGATTATGGGGTTCATCTGCAGAAACAGAAGAATTTACAGTTAGCGAATGGCAAAAAAGGTATAACGTAGAGATATATATGTATTTTATTGAGCAGAATCCAACAGAGATATTTTACAAACAAATGTATCAAGATACAGAAAGGGTAAATCAAGTTATTCATAATAATCAAACTAAATTAATTACTGTAGATGGTAGACAGTTTAGCTGGATAGCTGGAGAGGTTTCAAGTATTGAGATTGAAACAGAAGAAGAAAACGATGAAACTATAAAAGGATTACATTCTTCAGTTTTAGAATTTTCTTGTTTGGTAAGTAGGGAAAGTTAATTAAGTTATCACTAACGAAAAGGAGAAAATATGGCTGATAAAGTCAAAAAAGAGTCTAAAGCTGCTGAGAAATATAAAGCAGTAGACCCTAAAAAATTCAAAGAATCTTACACAGCAGCAACCCCTTTTTACGAAGAGCTAAGTAAAGGAGAATCTGTTGCAATGGATAAGAAAGATAAGCAATTTAAAGTATGGTTAAACAACAACATAATAATTAAGGAGTAAACTATGGCTACTACAAGGGGATTTAGTGGGAAGGAGTTTAGATGCTATATAGGGACACAGGATATATCAGCTGCGCCTATAGGTACTGCGCCATCTGCGGCAGCTCATCTAGCACCTACTAATGGATTTGAGTTTAAACGGAATAAATGATATAGCTTTCGATGCAGGATATACTATAACAGATTTATCCAGAACAGGAGCTAGGATAAAAAGAGCAGAAGATGTTATTCAGCATTATGGCTCAGGTATGTGGACATGGGATTTTGACTACACTGTAGATAATAAATCTGTTTTACATAACTTATTAAACTTGATTTATCCAAGTAATGCGAATGGTGCAGATGCTTCAGGTGGATTTGTATTAGACAACAATCCGACAGCAGATACTATGGTACATGGAAGCAATGGCTCTTTGAATACTGTGGCATCAATATTAATTAAAAATCCACAGGCAGATGAGTCTAGGTTGCTACATTCTGCAGTCCTTCAGAACTTAACCTTATCTATGGATGCAGGTACAGACTCAGGTCGATTAAAAGCGACAGGTCAGTTTATGTCAGGTTATAAACCATCTATAGGGTCATGCTCTATATTTGATTCTGCGGTAACAACAAGTACATCAACAAAAGGTTTATTTGACTTAGATAATCAGACTGTAGGCGGAGATGGAGCTTCCGTTAAATCGTTTTCTCTTACAATAAATAATCCTGCATCAAGAATAGGATATCAGGGGTCATCTATGGAAACAGATGGTTATGTAAGAGGTGCAGAAATTACAGCTGAAGGTTCTATAACAATCAAAGCTGATGAAAACGCTATGGAGCATTTAGCAACATGGCAAGACAATACTACTGATAGAACATTCGCTATAGCTTTAAATGATGGTGGAACTACTTTCGATATTAGCATACCAGAGGCTGCGATGAAAGGCCATAATTTGGATTTAGCTGACGAAGGAGTTTTCGTAGAGCTACCATTTACAGTTACATCTGGTGCTAATGGTGGTGCTGTACCATTAACATTAAAAACAACTTAATAACTAACAAGAGGTAAACAAATGAGTGCGAGATGGAAAGAAGTTAAACTTTCTTCAGGAAGAACAATAAGAGTAAAGGAATTAAGTATCGATGAAATGGATGATTGTAAGGACGTTGCAAGGATTCTTTTTGACGGTAAAGAGGTAAAATCTATCGCTAATGTTAATCGTGCCAGAACAAACTGGCTCAGGAAAGGCATCATAGGTGGAGATTTTAAATCGTGGAATGGAGATGGAAAGGTTATTCCAGATTCAGCCATAAAAGAGATGTCAAACGAAGAGGTTGACGAAGCTGTAATGCAAATACAGGAGTGTCAACAGCTGGGGGAGTTCAAAAGCACAAATACCAGCTCAACGTCTTAGTAAAGGAAGTTTGTGCTGGATGTCGCTGGTGTAATTTTCCTTACAAGGCAAAGTCAACTATAAGAGACGAAAAAGGTTCTTTTCCCTTAGTTACCTATCGTAATGAGGATGATGTCTGGGAAATGATAAAAAAGCTATACAACGAAGCAAGTAAGTTATCTAATGATATGTCAGATGACCCTATTGTGGACGTGCTATATCAGCTGCCATACTTTTGCTGTCCTAATGTTATATTAGACCAAGAAATACAAGACGATATAAGTATGTACGTTTATTGTGAAGATACTAAGACACAGCCATTTCCTGGAACTTACGGAGATGTGCCTGCAAAATGGCTACACATACATTTTTTCCTTAAAAATGCTATAAGTGCAAGACAGGCAGAGTATAGAAAGAAATACGAAAGAAAGCTGAAACAAAAAAGCAAAAGGATGCAATAAATGTCTGAGGTCCAAAGTTTAATCATACAATTAAAAGCCCAGGGAATTAATGTAACTGAAAAACAGTTACGTAGGCTCGATAATCAGTCTAAAAAGACTGGAATGTCTTTAAAGGGTATGATAGCATCAGTAGGAGGCATATATGCCCTAGGAAGGGCATTTGCAAGCGTTGTAAGCGTAGGAAAAGAATTTTCAGCAGCGCAAAGTAATTTAGCAGCGATTGTAGGAACTACTAAAGACCAGCTAGGAATGCTTAACACAACAGCTAGAGAGCTAGGAGCATCCACGAAATTTACAGCCACACAGGTTACTGAACTACAGACAGAATATGCAAAATTAGGATTCACAACTCCAGAAATAATAGCAGCTCAAAAAGCTACACTAGACTTAGCAGCAGCGACTAACGTAGATTTGGCCCAGGCTGCTGAGGTAGCAGGACAAACAGTAAACGCATTTGGATTAGGAGCAGAACAGACAGATAGAGCAGTTAATGTAATGGCGGCATCATTTAGTGCATCTGCTCTAGATATGGAAAAGTTTACTAATTCAATGACCTATGTGTCTGCTATAGCTAAACAAACAGGAATATCATTAGAAGCTACAACAGGTGTCCT